GGCTCCTTCGCACGCCGTCGAAAGTCCCCAGTGGCCGCCAGTTCTGCCAGATCGCCCTCAGATGGCCGCAGACGCGCTCAAAGCGCCCGATCCTCATCGACCTCAAGGCCAGGAGCTCTAAGGGGCACCTGCGCGGAGGTTCACTCGGGGCGATTAGCATTTCCGCAGGTCGCAGGCCTGTAGCCGTAACGCTATGCTAGTCGGCGTGACGCGATGCGCCCACTGCTCCGAACCGATCTCCCCGCTCGCTCGAGCCGACGCGCGCTACTGCTCGACCAAGTGCCGCATGGCTGCCATGCGCGCACGCCGCTCGCACACCACGTTCCCCTCGCAGCTCGTCGCCGCTCCTCGTTGGATTCGGCGCAGCGCGAAGAAGGTGCCGATCACGATCGCCGGCACGGCCGCGTCGTCGACCGATCCGACCACCTGGTCGACGTTCGCCGAAGCCACCGAGTCCACCGCCGGCGTCGGACTGGGATTCGTCCTCAACGGTGACGGCATCATCTGCATCGACATCGACCACTGCATCGAGGGCAACGTCGTCGCGCCGTGGGCGCAACGCTTCCTCGACTCGCTGCCGAAGACCTACATCGAACGCTCGCCGTCGGGTGACGGTCTGCATGTGTGGGGTCGCGCGCAGCTTCCGTTCGGCGGTCGTCATGTCGACATCGACGGCGGTCGCATCGAGGTCTACGGCTCAGGCCGCTACCTGACCATGACCGGCGACGCCTGGTGCGCGAAGCGAACCCTCGCTGACCTCACCGCCACCCTCACCGACATCGTCTGACGGAGGCCGCTATGGCCCGCACCGGACGCCCGCCGTCGCCGATCGAGGCGAAGAAGCGGCGCGGCACTGCCCGCCCCGATCGCGTTCCGAACCTCGGCAACCTCGCCGCCGTGCCGGCGGTCGACTCCACACCAGCCGACCTCGACCCCGCCGCTGCGTTCGAGGCCATCCTCGAAGATGGCAAGGCATGGCTCGCGTCGACCGACTCGGTCGCGCTGGCGATGGCACGCGAAGCGCTTGAGGAGCGCGCCGCCCTTCGCCACCTCGTCATGCAGACGCAGTCCACCGATGCTCGCAAGGCACTGCGCGATCTCGACAAGCAACTGATCGCACAACTGTCCGCGCTCGGCTTCGATCCTGCCGCCCGCTCCCGTCTCGGCCTCGCAGAAGTGAAGGCACAGACCACCCTCGAGAAGCTGCGAAAGAGCCGTGCCACCTAAGACCTCCGGCTGGCCTCCCCGCTGGATCACCCTCAAGCCGACCGCGCGTACCAAGACCCGAGGCTGGCAGGCGGCCGAGTTCATCAACGCCTACGCGCGCGTCACGAAAGAATCACTCGGCGGTCACGCTGGCGAGCTGATCGTGCTGCGCCCGTGGCAGCTCAAGATGCTTGACGCGCTCCTCGCCGAAGACGGCAAGGGGCGCTTGCGTCACTCGACCGCCATGATCGGCATGGCCCGCAAGAACGGCAAGTCCGCACTCGGCGCCGGTCTGGCCCTGTGGTCACTGTTCTGCGGAGACCCTGGCGGCGAGGTGTATTCCTGCGCCGCGACTCGAGACCAAGCGCGCATCGTGTTCGGCACCGCCAAGCGGATGATCGAGCTCGACGCGGAACTGTCTGCCGAGGCCAAGTTGTACCGCGACGCGATCGAGATCCCGTCGACCGGTTCGGTCTACCGAGTGCTGAGCCGCGAGGCCGGCGCATCGGAAGGTCTGTCTCCGACGTTTGTGATCTTCGACGAGGTTCACGTCCAGCCCGACGACGAGCTGTGGAACGTGATGGCGCTCGGCTCGGCTGCCCGTCACGAACCGATGATGCTCGGCATCACCACCGCCGGTTCGCGCACCGACAACTTGGGCCGCGACTCGCTCGCCTATCGGCTCTACCAGCACGGCACCAAGGTCGCTTCCGGCGAAGTCGACGATCCGTCGTTCTTTTTCTGCTGGTGGGAACCGGTCGCCGGTGCCGATGCCGATCACACCGACCCTAAGGTGTGGGCCGAAGGCAATCCCGGCTTCGGTGATCTCAACAGTGCCGAGGACTTCGCCTCGACGTTGCTGAGAACACCCGAAGCGGAGTTCCGCACCAAGCGCACCAACGTGTGGGTCGTCGGCACCACTGCCGCCCTGCCGCATGGCGCATGGGATCGTTGTGCCGATCCCGACCGCGTGGTCGATCCCGACGTGCCGGTCGTGCTCATGGCCGACGGCTCTTGGTCAGGCGACTCCACTGGCGTCATCGCCTGCTCGGTCGAGGAGCGCCCGCACATGTGGGTCGCCGGCCTGTGGGAGAAGCCCGATGACGACAACGGCTGGCGCGTGCCGGTCGCCGACGTCGAAGCCTCCCTACGTGAATCGGCGCGCACGTTGCCGGTGATCGAGGTCGGCATGGACCCGTACCGCTGGCAACGCTCGATGCAGGTGCTCGCCGACGAAGGCGTGCCGATGTTCGAGTACCCGATGGGGTCGGTCGAACGCATGGTGAAGGCGTGGAAGGTGTTCTACGACGCCGTCCTTGATCAGACCTTCACGCACTCGGGCGATCCTCGCCTCACTCGCCATGTCGAGAACATGGTGCTCAAGGTCGACAGCCGTGGCGCTCGTCCGACCAAGGAATCGAAAGCCTCGTCTCGCCACATCGACTTGGGCGTGTGCGCGGTGGCCGGCCTCGAGCGTTCGACCGTGAACCTCGCCGCTCCCCCACCGGTGGACGTGACCGCCCAAATCTTCTGACCCTCGAAAGGTGGGCCCGATGGTCCGTCGCGCTCAGATCGTGTCCACCATTCTCGAACTGCTCGGTATGGCTGCCGTCGTCGCAGGAGCGGCCGTCATCTACTGGCCCGCAGCACTCATCATCGGCGGCCTCGGCCTCTGCGTGATCGGGTACTCGTTGGGCGTTGACTCGGAGAACGCATGAGCATCCTGCGCGGCCTCTCGGCCGAACGTCGCACCAACGGTGGCACCGGCGTCCTGCTGTCGCAGGCTGCGATCCCGCCGCCCGGCTTCTACTACCCGACCGACACCGGCGAGACGGTCAACACCGACTCGGCAATGCGGCTCGCGGCGGTGTGGGCGTGCGTAAATCTTCTCACCGACCTCGTCGCCCCGTTGCCCTGGCACGCCTACCGGCGAGCTCCTGACGGCATCGACGTGCGCATCCCCGATCACCCACTGCTGGTCAACCCGTCGAACGAACCTTCGCTGACCGCTGCCGACTGGCGCGGACAGGTCATGCGGTCGCTGCTGCTACGCGGCAACGCCTACGGCCTCATCAAGCAGGTCGGCTCGTTCGGCGAACCGACGCAGATCCAGATCATCCACCCCGACTACGTCTCGGTCGTGCGCCTCGGCCCCCTTGGCCCGTTTGAGTTCCGCGTGCTTGGTGAGCGAATGGACCTGTGGCAGTCGGGCGGCTCGCTGCTGCACATCCCCGCGTTCACCGTTCCCGGCACCCCGGTCGGCCTGTCGCCGATCGACTACGCCCGCCAGCAGATCGGCCTCGGCCTCGGTGCCGAGCGATTTGGTGCGAAGTGGTTCGGCGACAACGCCACGCCCTCGGCGGTGCTGTCGACCGATCAGCAGCTCACCGGCGAACAAGCCCAGGTGATGAAGGACCGGTGGAACGAAGCGATGCACGGCAACCGTGGCGTCGCCGTGCTTGGTGCCGGTCTCGACTACGCGCCGATCTCCGTTCCGGCCAACGAATCGCAGTTCCTCGAGACCGCAAAGATGAACGCGACGCAGATCGCACGCATCTTCGGCGTGCCGCCCGAGATGATCGGCGCGGACGGCGGCAACTCGATGACCTACACCAACACCGAAGCGCTGATGATCCGCACCCTCGTCACCGCCGCTCGTCCGTGGATCGCTCGCCTCGAGCACGCCCTGTCGGCGCTGCTGCGTTCCTCGGTGAACGTGCGCGCCGATGTCGACGAGCTGCTTCGCACCGACGCGCGCACCCGCATCGACGTACAGACCGCACGCTTGCGCATGGGTGTCCGTTCGGTCGATGAGATCCGCGCCGAGGACAACCTGCCGCCGCTGCCCAACAACGAAGGCGCGCAGTACCTGTGGCCGCCGTATGCGTCGAAGATCGACGCGACCGAGCCCATCGAAACGACGAACCCTCCCAGCACGGAGGCTCCTGCCGATGCAGCCTGACGCCCTTCCTGACGCCGTCGTCGATCGCCTGACCGACGAACAGCGCGCCAAGCTCACCGACGAACGCACCACCCGCAAGGGCAAGGTCGGCGTCGAGGTGCGAGTGCTCACCAAGGCACCCGAGATCGCTGCCGAGTCCGAAGGGTCGTTCAACCTTCGCGGCTACGCGACGGTCTACGACGTCGCCTACCCGATCGCCGGCGGCCCCGAGCACGGCGGCTGGATGGAGATCATCGAGCGCGGCGCGACGTCGAAGTCCATCAAGGACGGCGCCGACGTGCGCCTTCTCTACGATCACGGCGGCATCGCCCTGGCGCGCACCGCGTCAGGCACCATGCGCCTGATCTCCGACGACATGGGAATGATGGTCGACGCCGACCTCGACCCCGAGTCTCCCTACGCGCAGTCGGTCCGCTCGGCGGTCCTGCGTGGCGACGTCGATCAGATGTCGTTCGCGTTCCGAGTCACTCGCCAGCAGTGGAATGAGGACTACACGGAACGCCGCATCAAGGAGGTGCAGTTGTTCGACGCCTCCCTCGTTACCTATCCCGCATCGGAGGCCACCGTGGCACAGATGAACGCGGCCGCTCCCGAGGCCGAAGAACGAGAACTCGACATGGCCGCTGAGGCCGTCGAAGAAGACCTCGCCGGTCAGATCCGCGAGCTCGTCGCACGCCTCATCGCAGGCGAAGCGGCCGAGCTCGAGGCCGGTTCCCCCGCAGTCGAGTCGCTGCGCGCCCTTGTCGGCGTGTTGTGCGCGCTTGATTGGTGGGAGGAGATCGACGAGGCCGAGGACGCCGAAGGCGTCGCGGAGATGATCGAGGAGCAGGTCGAAGGCGAGATGCCGATGACCCGCTCCCTCGCGGACGCTCTGGCCGATCTGGCCGAGGTTCGCAACACCGCCGCCTGAGGGCGGCATCGCATCAAGCCCACGCCGCCCCACGCGCCGCGCCCCACGCCGCCGAGTAGCTCTCGGCACCTGGTCGCGCACCCGTGAGCACCTGGGTGACCCAACCGTCAAGCAGAAAGGAATCTCCGATGGAGTTCCTGGACAAGCTGCGCGCACAGCTCAAGGCGCGTCTCGACGAGAGGGCTGCCAAGGCTGACGAGCTCGAAGAGCTCCTGGCCGTGCCCGCCGCCGAGGAACGGTCCGAGCTCACCGAGATCGAGACCGAGAAGTTCACCGAGATCCGCGGACAGATCGCGGAGATCGACGAAGAGACCACCGAGCTCCGTGCTCGCATCACCGAAATGGAGGCCCACATGGAGGCCGACAAGGAAGCGCGCGCCGAGGCCGCGCACATCGACGAGACCGTCGATGCCACCGAGACGCGCATCAGCGTCAAGTCCAACGAGATGACCTACCGCCAGGGCGGCGAGCACTCCTACTTCAAGGATCTCGCACTCGCCTCGGCTCCCGGTCGCTTCGACCGCGGTGCGTCCGAGCGTCTCGCTCGTCACGCCGAAGAGGTCTCGATCGAGACCCGTACCAACATGAGCCGCACCGACGGTCAGGGCGGAGAGTTCGTCCCGCCGCTGTGGCTGCTCAACCAGTACGTGTCGCTCGCTCGCGCCGGTCGCGTCACCGCTGACCTGTCGAGCAAGTACGAGCTGCCCGCCGGCACCGACTCGATCAACCTCCCGAAGATCAGCACCGGTTCGGCCGTCGCTGCTCAGACCGACAACTCGGCCGCGACGAACGTCGACATGACGACCGCCACGGTCACCGCCCCGGTGAACACCTACGCCGGTCAGCAGCTGTTCGCGCTCGCTCTCCTCGAGCAGTCGCCGATCAACTTCGACCAGGTCGTGTTTGCGGACCTCATCGCCGCTCACGCGCAGGCGATCGGCTCGGCCGTCGTCGGCGGTTCGGGCTCGTCGGGTGCGCACACCGGCATCCTCACCAACACCGGCACCAACACCATCACCTACACGGCGACCACGCCGACGGGTGCTGGCGTCTACGCCGCCATCGCTCAGGGCATCGCCAACGTCGCCAAGAACCGGTTCCTGCCGGCCGACGCGGTCGTGATGAACCCCTCGCGCTGGTACTGGCTCGTCGCGCAGGTCGACAGCAACGGCCGCCCGCTCGTCGTTCCCACCGCTCAGGCGTGGAACGCGGTCGGCGACATCGCTGAGAACCGCGCCGAGGGCATGGTCGGCACCATCGCCGGCGTGCCGGTGTACCTCGACCCGAACATCGGCTCGACCTACAGCACGAACCAGGACCGCGTCATCGTCGCGCGCTTCTCGGACCTCGCGCTGTTCGAGGGTCCGATCCGCAGCCGCGTGCTGTTCGAGACCGACGCGAACACCCTTCAGGTGCGCCTCCAGGTCTACAGCTACAGCGCGTTCACCTCGTACCGCCGCAGCAGCTCCATCTCGGTGCTGTCGGGCACGGGCATGGCTGCCCCCTCGGGTTACTGATCCTCTGATCGGTAGCTGAGTCGTGGACCGGTCACCGCCGAGGGTCGGTGGCCGGTCCACACCCTCCACCCTCGCCACCCTCTGGAGCTCGCATGTCCATCAAGGGCACCGTCTGCCTCGCCTGGCTCGATCCCGGTCAGGTCGCCTCGGAGTTCGCGCAGTCCATGTCGGACCTGTGTCGTGCTCGAGGTGACGTCATTGCCGGACGCATCAACGTGCGTTCGGGTGGCGGCATCACTCGCGGCCGCAACCGCGTCGTCCATCAGTTCCTTGAGGGCTGCAACGACGACTGGCTGCTATTCGTCGATGCCGACATGGTGTTCACCGTCGAGGACTTCAACCTCATCGCGCACCACGCGCACGAACGCAAGGCCCCCATCGTCGGCGGTCTGTGCTTCGGCCAGGACGGCTACTACGCCGGACCGTTTGCCACGATGGTGCCGACCCTGTTCGTGGCCAAGGCTGACGGCGGCTACGGCGCGATCCACGACTACCCCGAGGGAATGGTCGAGGTCGACGCCACCGGTTGCGCGTTCCTGCTGATTCACCGCTCGGTGCTGGTGGAGATCCGCAAGCGCGAGCAGCTGGGCAAGTGGTCATGGTTCGGCGAGTATCCCCAGCTCGAGATCGACTCGTGGGTGTCGGAGGACGTCACCTTCTGCGAGCGGGCCAAGGCTGCGGGTTTTCCGATCTTCGTCCACACGGGCGCCAAGATCGGTCACGTCAAAGGCATGAACTACATCCTCGACGAGCCGATGTACCGCATGCTGCGAGCAGCGACGGCCGGTTCCCGTGTTGACTCCTGACGGGGCCAGATACGTCGCTGCGGCCTCGCAGCGCGTCGCTCGACCGTTCCACCTTCGGTGGCTCCTGCCGCGTCTGTGCGGGCCACACACGCGGCGCTGGCGCTACGTCACGCACGGCTCCATCATCGCCATCGCAATCCTTACGGCGATCTACGCGCACAACCCGTGGATGGCATGCGTCGCGCTCCTGCCTGGCATCACGTTCTCGTGGCGCTACCCGGTGCTCGTCGACGCCGCCGGCATGGCCGCAGCTCTCGCAGCGGCGGTCGTGTCCCCCCACTGCTGGCCGGCCGCGATCGCCATCGTGCTGATCGCCGGCACCATCCGCGAGACCGCGCCCGTCTGGGCTGCGATCTACGCCTGGCACCCGATTCTGCTGATCGGCCTCGTGCCGGTCGCCGTGCGCGCACTCATGCGCCAGGGCGGCGACGTGCTCGATGCCGAGAACGCATGGATTCTCGCCCACCCCATCAAGGCGTCCCGCAAGTACCACTCCGGTGCATGGTTGGACCCGTTCGTCATGGTGACCCCTTGGGGTGCATTGGTGGCCGCACTTGCCGGTCTCGATGCGCAGCTCGGTGTCGCCCTTGGCGCCGGATACGCGCAGCTGCTGATCGCCACCGACTCGGTGCGTCTGTATCAGTGGGCCGCACCGGTCGCCGCTCTCGCCTGCGTCCACTCCCTGCCGGCGTGGTCGCTCCCCTTCATCGCCATCGGCGTCGCGTTCAACCCGTGGAAAGGCCCAGGGTTATGACTGTCACGGTCACCAACGGCTACTGCACGGCCGCTGATCTCGCCACCTACATGAGCGTCTCGGCGGTGTCGTATGCCGACGATCTTGCCAACGCGATCAACACCGCGTCGCGTCAGATCGACGGCTACTGCGCTCGCCGGTTCTACAAGGACGACGCCGCCACCGCGCGCGTCTACTGGACGAAGAACAATCGCGTCGTGCTCATCGACGACGCCTGGTCGATCTCGACGGTGAAGACCTCGAGCAACGACGACGGCGTCTACGACGTGACCTGGACCGCCGGCACCGACTTCACGGTCGAGCCTCTCAACGGCATCGCCGACGGCCTCACCGGCCTGCCGACCTGGCGTCTGCGCTGGACGACGCCGGTGCTGCCGCTCAACACCAACCTTCCGCCGGTGCAGGTCACCGCCAAGTGGGGCTGGTCAGCGGTCCCCGAAGCAGTTCGCCAGGCGTGTCTCATCATGGCCGGCGAGGTCTTCAAGCTGCGCGAGGCGCCCTTCGGCGTCGCCGGCGTGTCGGACTTCGGAGTCATCCGCGTCGGCAAGATGTCGCCCCAAGCGGTCGCCATGCTGCGGCCGTACCGCACCGGCGATTCGATCCTCGGAGCTGCGTGATGGCGTCGACGATCGCGCAACTTCGCGCCGGTCTCGTCACCCGTCTCCAGACCATCAGCGGCTTGCAGGTCTACGGCGCCGAACCCGGCCAGATCACCCCGCCGGCTGCGGTCGTGGTCACGCCGTCGATCGACTACCACCGCAGCTTCAACTCGAGCACCGCGCTCAAGGCGTATCAGTTCCGCGTCATGGTCATGGTCGCTCAAGGTCTTATCGACGAAGCCGCGCACTCACTCGACACCTACGCCGACCCCGGTTCGGCCACGTCGGTGCGGACCGCGATCGAAGCGGACCCGACCCTTGGTGGGGTCGCCGAGTCGCTCATCGTCGAATCGTTTCGCCCTCTCAACGCCGAAGAAGTCGCGTCTCTCCAGTATTGGGGCGGCGAGTTCTCGGTCACCGTCTACGCCCGCTAGGAGCGACCTGTGCCCATTCTGCGCGACACCGCCATTTGGTACGGCGGCTACGACCTGACTTCCACTGCCGACGAGGTGTCCATCGACTCATCGTTCAACGCGGTGCCGGTCACGACGTTCGCCGATTCCGGCAACGTCAAGAACATCGCCGGCCTTGAGGACGCGCAAGTGTCGGTGATGACCTTCCTCGACACCTCGATCTCCGAGGCTGCGTTCAGTGCCAACCGTGGCGGCGTCACCGAGCTGCTCACCGCGGTGGCGTTCCCGACCGGTGGCACCGTCACCGCGGGCGATCGCACCTACTCGATCCGTGCGCAGCTCAAGAGCGACCCGATCTCCATGAAGGTCGGCGAAGCCGCACGCATCAACGCGATGTTCGATGCGTCGCAGGTCGAGGGCCTCATGCAGGGCATGGTGCTGGCCCCGTCGACGACGGTCACCGCATCCGGCAACGGCTCGGCCGTCCAGGTCGGCGCACAGTCGGCCGGCCAGACCGTCTACTTCGGTCTTCACGTTCTCGCCGTGTCGGGCAATCGCACGATCACCGCGAAGCTCCAGTCGGCATCGTCGTCGGGCTTCGGTAGCCCGAACGATCGCGTGTCGCTGTCGTCGATCAACGCGATCGGGTCCGGCTTCGGCTCGTCGACCACCGCCACGACCGACACCTACTGGCGAGTCGCCTACACCATCGGCGGCTCCTCCGGTTCTCTGACCTTCGCTGCGTTCGCCGCGATCGTCTGACTCACCCTCTCCCCTACCCACCGAGCCTGACGGCTCACGCATCACAAGGAGAGCCGAATGGCTGCCTTCGTCATCACGAGCCCGGTCATCACGGTGAACGGGGTCGACCTTTCCGACCACGTCGACAGCGTCGAGATCAACGACGAGACCGCCGACGTGCAGACCACCAACTTCGGGTCGAGCGGCAACGTGACCCGTACCGGTGGCCTCAAGTCCGGTTCGATCACCATCAACTTCCAGCAGGACTACGCCGC